CAGGGTTTATTCAACCCGAAAGACCAGATGGGGACTTACGCCCCCCACAGGTCGCCAGGCCACGAGGGGCCTGACAGTACGAAGGACTTCTTGTACTTGAACTCTCGGCGATCAGCGCCCGTATCCCAGATGGAACGCGGACGCTTTGGACCCGTGACTGCGCATAGCACAGCCGCGAAATCCACAAGGGGTATCACCCTCTTTAGATCGTTCCCCCACACGTTAACTCGGAAAACCTTTGAGTACGTGTGAAACCACCACCCATCGAGACCATGATAGTCCCGCGTTGCGCCACTCTCATCGAGTGACACGTGGTAATGGCCATCACCGAATCCGTGAGGACCCAGGTGACCAGGGAAGATGTCTCTCCACTTGGCTAGAAGTCTTATCCAACGCTCGCAATCTAATGCGTGGCGAAAGGTGTGACGGATGCCATTATGGAGTAGCCAGACATCACTCAGGCACTTGATTTGTGCACGGAGATAGAAAGGAGTTACAAGAGTACCAGCAAAACCATCGGTTCCACAACTTTCCCGGAAGGGTCCGTCGTAAAACGATTTGTTCCAATTAACCTTGAACCCGGAGGACTCAAGAGACTCACACACCTCGTGGAAGTGCGTGGTCGGAACAACGATGTCATCACCATAAACACTGACATTCGGTGCCGTCGCGGAAGCTAAGGCATAGAAGAGAAGGCTTTCTAACTCGAAGGTGAACCCGTTCCCCATAGAGGAGAACTTTTGGTTGGTCCGCCAAGAGCCATCTGGCCACAGTGTTTTACGAGAGCGTATGGAATCCAGTAGTAGGACCCAATCGACTGGAAGTAGTTCCCAGACGAGCTCTTTCGCCACGGTATCTGACGCCGACTTCAAATCGATAGTCGACAGATGACCCGTCTTGGAGCCCAGAAGGGCTCGGCGCTGGTTGATGTCCTGACGATCAAGATCCACACCCGCTTGTTTAAGGCGTTTGCGAATATGACTGCCCACAGATAACTGCAGGCCAATGTTCATATGCGGTTCGTAGCATATGACACGGTCAGTTTTTGCATTCTTCGGAACAGTCAACATTACGTTCCCCTCCACGCACACCAATGCTTGTGAAAGCATAGTGCATCGCCCGTCAGCTTGCAAAGCTGCCTGGCTCCACAGAGGGAAGTCACGCATCATCCGTGCTACGAGATGGCGTGCATTGACTGATACGTCTGGTCGAGACCCGTATTTTTGGGTAGACGACAGAGCAGATCCGGAGGCTGATGTAGTGCGACCTTTACTCCACCCCGAGGGATGGAAGTGCCGATCAGACTCCCGCCAACGCCTGGCTTTTAAACCTGACATTGAAGGATTTTCAGCCACGAAGGCCTCTCGCGAGGTACCTTCGTAATTAGGATCATCGAACCACCATACAGGGACGTCACCTAAAACACGTGCGATTATCTGGGAAGCGCGATACCAAACCGCGTTTAGTCCCGGGGAGTGCGCAAGCACTCCTCGCCGTGCTAAGATCAGTCTCTCATTGGTGGCCCGACACTGCTCCTCTGCCTCTTCGGCAGATGCAAGTGCCACTCCAACTTTGTCAATCCCGGCATTTAACCCAGCATGCTTAGAAAGCAGCTTGGTCGCTTGCCAGTCTCGGCGGAAGTCATCCGCAAATTGAAACGGCTTTGGCTTGCACTCGAGCTCAAATATCTGCTTCACGTCCGAGGGGTGACCCCCGGAATAAAGCAGCCAGACTGAGAGTGCCCGGGCTGTGCCCAGATTCTCAAGGACGTCAAATACCAACTTACGCTCGGCTTCCTTAACTACCCCGCGAGCGGGGAGGGACAGAGAAGCGTCACGCCGGGTTTTACCCCGTGACTTTGGTTTGCGTCGCAGCGATGCTGCAGGTCCATGGGACATGGTTTTTCCTTCTAAGAGAATTACAAAAGGGAAGAACTGCGATTCCTCAACGGGCCCGGGAGGGCCTTAAACAGGAACCGAGTCCTCGACTCATCTCCAGCGTTTTACCGCCTTAGGTTGATCAGAGCCCTTTCGCAGGGTCAACTGTCTGTTCGCCCGACGACTCCTCGATTCGCTCTTTATCCGATTGGACTAGAGCGGCGAGTGACGAAGAGCGTTCAGTTTCAGTCAACGGAGGATCGTACGGAAGCGAGTACCAGAACGGTACCTGCTCCCAATGAACCATCGCGGGATCAAGGGTCGCGAGACCCGAGAAGCGCGGGCGGCCCATCACCAGGATCGCTCGGTCGAGCTCACGCTGTTGTACACATGTACACTAGCGGCAAGAGCTTTCGCAAACGCCCAGATGTCCTCCTTCTCTCGGAAGGTGGAACGCTCGTGAGTCCAGTACTCCAGGACCGCGGTGTTCTCGTACGCGACTGTCGGTTTTGGTTCGAAGCCGGTATTTGTCGAGCCACCTGCCAACACCTCCAAGGAGGGTCGGCGGATCAAGTAGCGCTGGCGTGAGATGCCGTTCCCGTTCACCGGTTTGAATTGGTGAACGACCTCAATGTTGCCGACGGTATAACCCGCCGACTTGTTGAGCCATGAACCGATCACTGTCTGGTTCGGCTGAGCTACAACCCCGTTGGGGTTGAAAACGAAGTTGACCGGAGTGGGCGCGCCATCCGGCAGGGTCAAAGGTGCTTGAACTGGCATTACCTAGTTCCTTTCGAAGAAAAGGTCGTGAGACCCGAGAGGTTACCGCAGGAAGCGGAGATTCTGCTGAAGCAGAGCGATGGCCGAGACGGCCTTCTTGCCCCCAATCAAACCGAGCTTTGATGGGAAATCACTGTACGACGGCGCTGGAGTCGCGGTCACGGGTGTACGGATCAGTTCGATCCGGCTCCCCGATGCCGACCCACTAACGCTGGTGTTCGCATCAGTGTACGAATAGATGTCTGTCAAGCGATACTCCGTTCTCTGGGTATAACAACCCCCGAGGTGGAAGAACCGCATGCTCGCATCTAGAGTCTCCAGATAATCACCTACTGGAAAGAACCAGTCCGCTACAAAGGAGAACGGAACAAGCTCCCAGGCAATCAGTGCTGGGTTCGTCAAACCTAACTTTGCTGGCAAGTCCAGCAAGCCAAGCCGTAAGCGCCAGGTATACCTGACGCTGTGGTCTACCTCGTGCACGCGTTTTTTAAGTGCGCTTGGGAGGACTGGATCAAGGTTGTCAACCTCAACCCAACGACGACCAGCATTTGTTCGAACGCGTATAACGCTGAACGCACGCTTAGTCTCCAGGGTCTCAGCAAGCAGTGTCGCTGAGTTCCTGACATCGGCTAAAGCCGGTTGCCACCCGTAGGTGGTTTCCAGCCAGGCGTTACCGGCGGCTTTCGGTGCATTCTTCCCATAGTTCTTGTTGTATCTATGGATGACACCGCGCCGGTCGATTCGATCAAGAGTTTTGGGATGGCTGTCAATTATATTGTCCAGCGCCCTCTTGATCCTCCCTCTTCGCAGATCACGGAGTATGTCGACGAGCCAGGTGGCCCGCCGAACTACCATGTCTGCAGTCTTGTGGGCCTCGGCCACGAAGACGGGAGCATTCCATTCCTCACCCTTGGCCTTGTCGATTGCCTTACTTTCCACGATCGCTCGCAGATTTGGGACGTTCGGGGCTCCTCCCGGGAAGGGAGAAACGTAAAGGCCGCTCTCGACTCTGGTGGCTGTAACCGTACGGCCCAGTTCACCAGGAGTGCGAGAGATTGTGGTTCGGAGACCCGGGTACCGACGCAACTCCCGTAAGGAGTAGTTGTGGTCCGGGGGAACGAAGTTGTCCTCCAATCGTGCGGTTTTCCAGTCAACGAGAGACTCCCATTGCCTGGTTCGCGAGAACTTGGTTAATGTACCACTCTGGCGTTGCACAACCGTCTGATTCAGGTGCGTGTACGGCGGCGGATACTGGATGACTGAGCGGGTATTAATCGCCCAGTCACCGATCTCCGACCGACCGTCAGCTTTGACCGTCGTCGTCATAGTTGTGTGGAGCAGCTAATCACTGCCCCCACCAGCGCTAGTATGGCTATTAGCACTCTGATTACCCAAGGGAGAATCCCAGGGGTCATTAGGAGCACCAGGTCTCGAAGAAAAGACCACATACTCGCGTCCTCTGTTAAATACAGGTACCAAACCTGCAGGATGCCGAAATGGCAGTCCTTGGCGATTGAGCCAAAACCGAGCCCCCCCCAAATTGGGG